CAATTACACTTGACGGATCAACAGGAATTACGGTAGGAACTGGACAAACAATAGTAGGAACAGACCTTGGATCTGTGGTAGCGCCTGGTAACACTGTACAAACACAATCAACCAGTCTCAATACCTATGCAAGTTTTACAACAACTAGCAATGTGGATACAGGATTGAGTATTTCAATTACACCAAAATTTAATACCAGTAAAGTTCTTGTAACATTTAGTCTAGCGGGTCTGTCATCTAGTATTACTGGTGGATCTAATGCTGTTGCTATTTTCATTTACCTCTACAAGAACGGAAGCAACTTAATACAAATGGAAGATCACTGGGGTTACACCAATAGTTCAACTCCTCACTTCGGAGCCGCCACTTACTCATATTTGGATAGTCCTGCAACTACATCAGCAGTTACTTACGCTGTATATTTTAAAGGACAACACACCGGACAAACTATTGCAATAAACAATTACTTTAGTACCAATGGTGGTTCTCGTTCTGCGATGACAGCTCGGGAGATTGCACAATGACAACTATAGCAAAAGCATTACAAGAACTAAACATCACAGAATGGGCTTTGCGTGGTGAACCTACTTCAGAGGCAGAATTCAATCAAATGTTTCGCAAGGTAACAGGTGCAACTGCTGACGGTACTGCAATAGAAAGCGACAACCCTGATGACTTTGGAGTTACGTGGTCAACTGTGTCTGCTAAAAAAGACGAGCTGGTAGCGGCAGAACCAATGCGCCTATTGCGTGAAGAAAGAAATCGTAGACTTGCGCTAACAGATTGGTGGGCGTCTAGTGATCTTACTATGAGTTCTGAGCGTACAACATATCGACAAGCTCTAAGAGACATAACAAATAGTGCAACCAGTTTAGATGATGTTACTTGGCCCACTGAGCCAAGTTGACGATTTCAAATAAATATGTTAGTATAGAAAAGAGTTGTAACATATATGCCATTACCTAATACTGGAAGTCAAATATCAATCAACCAAGTACAAATCCATTATGGATTTGCTAGTGGCAGTACTCGTTCACTTAGTAACTTAGGTATTGCAGTGAATATTACTGCGGGTAACACAGTACAACTCAGTGCTAGCTTTGGCGGACAGCCATAATAAACTCCAAGGAGAAAACTATGACAGTGTCAAAATTTGAATACAACACATTTACCTTAGGTGAATATCCTGGTGTAAATTTCAAATATAAAAAAGTATGTGATGATCTAGCAGAAGCCAACAAAGGTTGGAGAAAAGATGCTAAGTTAATTGCAATGTTAACAGAAGTCAAACAAGAGCTTGAATCACATTATGATTCAAAAAAACTCAACACAATCAATAAACAAGATGAAATTAATTTTTGGGTAGAAAAACTATCTCGCAAAGCCGCAGTTGAATTGCTGGCACTAGGAAAAATATCTCCTGAATTAATGTTTAAGATCACTTGCTTGGATGCAGATGACCTTGTTGAGTGTGTGAGAAAGACGACTGTACTTAGCAGTCAACTGAATCATGAAGTACAAAATGCTGAACAAACTGTACAGCAAGGTGATGTTGTTCCAATTGATCAAATGAAATAATGGATAATATTGCAATTTGTAGTCCTGTACGGGATCATGTTCACAGTGAATTTGCCTGGTGTTTGAACAATCTTACCACACAACTTACCAAAGATAAAATACAACATAATGTTTATTTTGAAAATGGAAGTATACTTCCAAGGCAAAGACACACACTAGTACAACATGCGCTGGAAAACAATCACACTCATATACTTTGGTTAGACAGCGATATGGCTTTCCCACGTCATTTGTTGCACAGTCTGCTAGAACATAATCTTAGTGTAGTTGGATGTACATACAGTACAAGGCACGAACCATATCAAAGTGTTGCATTTATTGATCAACAAAATTTACAATATAGATTAGATGCACAAAAAGGGTTACATCAAGTATTTGCACTAGGGTTTGGTGCTTTGCTTTGTAGCATTGAAGTTTTTCAGATAATACCAAAGCCTTGGTTTATGTTTGAATATGATTATCAAAATCAGGACTTTGTAGGTGAAGATATATATTTTTGTAGTAAATTAAAAGATTTTGACATCGACATATTTGTTGATGTTGACACTAGCAAACAATGTTCTCATTTAGGAACTAAAAAAATTAAATTGGAAATGTAAATGTTTAATACTGCTTTTAAAAAGACTGTGAATAGTTTCAATAGTTGGCCCAAACTTTATGTTGATAATACAGATGATTTGAGTCAGGTCAATGAATATCAAGAGCCTTATGTTTGGCTAATACACAAAGATGCAAAAGTGATTGAAAACTTTAATTGGAACTATCGACCTGAATTCGAAAACAAACTTAAAGTACATTTGTTTCCTAAAGTATTGCCTGCAAACAAAAGTCCCATTAAATGGAATAGGGTAAAGCTGGTTCCAACTAGTATTCATAGACATAAGGACAATATACGCACACGTATTATAAGTGAATACGCAAGTAATCAATTTCCGCTTATTGTATACAGTACCAGCAAGGATAGAATTGTAAAAAAGTTTCAAAAGTTTGAGCAAGCATATAATTTCCAGTTGCTTAAAGGACAAACCAATCTAAATGAAACATTGAAAAAATATAATCCTTATATCAAAGAAACACATATTTGGTTCATTGATATTGATGTAGAACTTGATACAGACTGGGAGTTTAGTTTTGATGTTGAAGACGGATATCAAGAAGATACAATATACGAATTTAAAACTATACAAAAAAGTGTAAACAAAGCAGTACACAATAACACGGTGATGCTTTTTCCCAAAGCCTACCTATATAAAATACAAGGTAGACATGATATGATTTACAAAAAATTATATGAACAAGGGGAAAGAAACCTGTACAATCGATTGCCTGAACTTAAAAAAATGTTGGAAAAACAAAAATATAAAACTAAAAAAATTGATCAAGTTGTGGGTACACTCAATGATATCAGTGATCCTCAAACCGCTTGGATTAGAAGTTGTCAGTTTGCTAAAAAGTTCAATATTACTACAACAATGTTAAAGAATGCTCAGAAACAAGATATGTGGCGTTACATAGAACATGCATATCAAAAACAAAGTGAAATAGATGACAAAACAATTTTTGATCAACAAGAAATGGAAAAGCAATTTAAAATTAGACAACAAGAAAAGACTAAGACTCTAGCTGAACAATACAATGAAGAAATTGCAAATTTAAACAGTGAACTTCAAACAACAATTAAAATGAGTCCAACCAATTAGGAAGATCTAGATTGTTTTTTTCTCTGTGGAATATAGTTTCAATTTTTTCGATAAGTTTGTGATCTTGTAAAACTAGTTTAGCACCTCTATGCAAAGGCTTGGGCCAACAATGTAGATTTATCCATGCATATCCACTGCTCTCATGATTGCAATTAGGTATAAACTCTTCAAACACTGTTACACAAAAAGCATTATATGTAAACTTTTTATCGTTGCTGATAAATGTATTGATAGGATGCACTTTTGCTATGTCGGGTAATATGCCAATTTCTTCTTTGCATTCTCTAAGCAATGTTTCAATGGGACGTTCACGTTTGTGTGCTTTACCTCCCCAAAAACTCCAAGTCAGTGGGTGACTTGATTTTGCACTTCTTTGTTGTAGCATAATTCTGCCTGTGTCTAAGGCTAAGAAACAGCATCCGCTTGCTTGTATCATTATATGTATAGTCGCCAAAAACCTGGGTTATATGTTCCTTCGAACGCATTTACCCAGCTAGTCCCGTTCCATTTAAGTTTGTCTTGTGTTGTGGTATTGGTTATAAACTGTGGGCTAGAACCACTGCTAGCATCAAATACAATGTTCCATTGTGATGATCCACTATCGTATTGGATAATATCGTTTTTGTTTGCTGTGCTTCCTAACCAACCAGCACCACCTGCAATATCAGCAGTTAGCAAATATCTATCTCCGTTTGCCGCCGCCGTAAGTGTACCATCACCTGGTTGATTGCTTTGTGGATTAATTACTGCATCAACAACCCCTTGTGTGTTACTGGGTAGTGTACCAGTATCTAAGATTACGTCCAAGATATTTTTATTACTAGTGTTTACTCGTACTGTGCCAACAATATCTCCTGAGGTTATACTTGGATCACTAGTTTGTTTAAGTCTTATTTGTGAAACATCATCTCTAATAGGTCCAAAGTTGGCTAGTGTTGCCTGCCAATCTAAAACTGCGCCTGAACTATCTAAATTACTATTGCTTTGATTTAAGAGTTGTGCAGTAGCATCTCCATTTGCATCTACTTCAAACTTCATTTTGAACTGTTCTAATGTAACAACTTTAAAACTTGTGAACAATGGTGTGTAATTATTTCCTGCCCGTAAGTTAGCAAGTTGTGTGTCATCTACTTCTTCAATGTTGTCAATAATTGTGTGAATAACTGTGTTACGAATCACCTTTGCTGGTGGATTAATTAGTACAGGTACTGTAAAGGTCAGTGTGCTTATATCAATAATGTCGTCAACACCGCTAGGTATCGCTCTCATACTCCATGTACTGCTTATTAATTCTACATAGCTCAATGTACTCCAATCCAATGGATTGTTGTTTGTATGTATGTTTAATGTTGGATTGAACAACACCAATATTTGTTCTAGCAATTGTAGTTTTTGTTCTGTATTTGATGTCCATACATCAACTTGCATTGTCAAATTGTAAGGTACAGGTTGATGACGTTTTATTGCATATTGCTCGCCAAGTTCATTTTCATAACTGTTTGTTTCTTCGTTGTATTTCTTTTCATACACGGGCATGGTTTCTTCATACTGTGGAAAAGTTCTACGTTCAGGACTTACTTCTAATCCTGTTACATGACAACTTATAAATGGCGTAGTCTGCAGCATGTTTTCACTGTTTTCACGAACAATGTGTGCCGCCATTCTGCTAACATCACCGTATCTTACTGGCACAGTTTGATAAACAACTTCACCTTCTTCATTTACATGCATAGCAACTTGAAACCCAGCAAAAATACGAATAAACTGCTGAATGTACTTGCGCAGTTGTTTGTCGTAGAAGTAAGGTACCGCTGTTATTTTTGAACTTTCATATGCCATACTAATATTTACCCTGTTGGTGCTGAACTCT